CAAACCACTTAATTCCTGTGGCCATCCCTACTCCATAGCCAACTCCAAAACCTATTCCAAATAGAATAAGCAAGCCCATGAAATAACCAAACTTTCTCCATGTCTCGTTTTTCATTAGTTAATCATAGCTTGAATTACTGGTATCATTTCTGTTGTGAATTTCAAACCGTTGATTCCACAAAGAATCCATACTAGAACTTCAACTCTTAAGAGCCTCCTCTCTATTTCTTTTATATTCATTTTCTTGGTTTCTTTTTTTTGCATGGCATATTATTTTCCTGTTGGTCTTGGACTATAAGCTAACATTTGTCTTCTTGCATATCTCTGCTCCTCTCCGAATTCATCAATCTGACTATGAAGTGAAGCTAACAGTATTTTCATATTTTCAAGTTTAATCTGTTTGGTAAATCCTCCTTCTGTGTAAGTAGCTATAAATTCTCTTGAACCATTCTGAAAAGTTCCGTAAAGAGCATAATACTGCTGAGTTATTTCATTCATCTGACTTTTTGCTGTTTCAAAATCTATGTCTCCATTTTTAAGATATTGAAGAACATCTGTAGCACCCTGAGCCATTCCATTAATTGTTTTTGTTGTTTTCTCTCCTGTAAATAAATTTTTAATTTCTGAGATTCCGAAACCTATTGCTCCTCCAACAATTCCACCTTTTATTGTTGCACCTATTTTTCCTAATCCACCTAGAAGAGATTCAACTAAAGGAACTCCTGCTAATGTAAGTGCCCCACCCGTTGCTAAAGCAGTTGTTGCTACTCTTTGAACATCTGGTCTAGTCGCTCCTAATTGTTCAGGTGTTAAACCTAATGCAGACCCAGCCATTCCTGCAGGAGCTTCAATAAGAGCCTTTCCTAAAGCAGGAAGTTCTGTTTGAACTTGTGTCTGTCCAGGAATAGTAGTTTGAAACTGAGGAAGCTGTTGAGCTCTGGCTTCTTCTTCAGGGGAGAGAGTTCTTTTTATTGCAGGCAATTCAGCAGGAAGATTTGCCCTCATTCTATCTTCTTCTGTTTCCCCTTTTTGTCGAGAATAAACTGATTGTAACTGCTTAGATTTTTCCTTTTCTGTTAATTGAGATTCTCTCTGTTTCTCAATATCTGCAGAAGTTATAACTTTAGGTAATTCTATTTCTGCTTTCTTTTTCTTTTTATTTGTTGCCATTATTCCTGATTCATATTAGAAGACATTTCTCCTGGTTTAATTACATTCATTGAGTTTGCATCTTTTTGCTCATCAGAAAGTAAGTCGTTTTGAAGTGAGACAGGGAAGTCTAATTCTATCTTTAATCCCAACTGCTCCCATATCTGAGTTTCAATGTAAAGTTGGGATTCCTCAACATCCTGCTGGAAAACTAAATAAGAAATCTTAGCTGTCGCTTCTGTGAATTCTTTGCTTCCGCCAAGAATAATAGAAGGAACCCCCACTGCTTTATAGAAAAAGTCCTCATTATATTCTATGCTAGGCATTGGGTTTAATGTAGCATTAGCAGGAACAGTTAAAATCTCAAACTGAACCTCATCATTTCCAGGAATGTAAATATTTTTTCCCTTATCAATACAAGCATCCATTTTAGCAATAAACTTATTTATAGTTGCCTGGTCATCTGTTTTTAGCTTAAACATAATTATAGGCTTTACATTTCTATGAAGTGCCTGTCTCCAGTCAGAAAGTGCCTCATTTCTTCTCAAAATACATTCTTCAACTGATTCTATAATCGATGTTCCCTTGGCATTATCTGCAATTCTATCATAGACAAAGTGAAGTATTTGATTAGGTTTGAATTTTGTTAATGTTTTCTTATTAAGTTTATTAACCTGCTCATATCTCTTTATTATTCCCTGCTTGTTAAGAATCATTTTCATTGAACCAGGGTCTAAAGGTTTTAGATTAAGAAGAAGTCCTGAATCCTCATCTCTTATAATCTCACAAAAAGCATCTCCGTTTATGTGCATTGTAATAATCATGTTCTTGAGAATCTGATTAAATGTATCTTCTCCATATCCTGTAATATTATTAAGAGTAACCTGTGTTGCTGAATTTGGAAGAAAAACATCATTAACTGTTTCTCCTGCCTTATATCCTTTTCCCACAGTCCACACAGCTTTGGCATTAATTGCTCTTTTCAACTCAGGAATTTTCTTATAATATCCATAATAAGTTGACCAGTTTTCCCACATAAACTCTGTCTCATCCTGGCCTGTTGCTCCTTCTGTTTGTTGTGCATCTACTGAGTAATCACTAATATTATCAGGGTTACTTTCTGTTGCTCTGTCTAGGTTAAATTCTGGCATTTTAAACGTCTAATATCATTGGAACATGAAATTCCATTTTTGTTGATACTGTGCTGTCAATTATTTCTGTTGTATTATCATCTGCTCTTGCCTGAGGGTCACATCCAAAACCAATTCTTCCTGCTGTTGCTGCATCTGCATTAACTGCCCAATTTACAATCTTTAATCTTAAAGATTCTCCTGCTTCAAAATGTCTCAGAGGTAAATCTATCATCATTAGTTTTCTCTCTGCGTCCTGTCCTGCTACTGGACTTGTTAAATATGCACTGCTTGAACTTCCCAGAAGTGTTGCAGTTCCTCCAGTGTCTACATGATAAACTCTTGCTTCTGTCTGAACTGTCTCTTGTTTTCCTGCTGTTATTGCTACAGTTCCATGAGGGACACTAATATATGATTTTCCCTTTATATCTTTTGGAAGACGAAATGTTGCATCGAAATTAATATCCTGAATTGCTGTTAATGTTCCGTTAAGGTCATTAGCTGCTGCACTTGGAACAATCTGGTCACTATATACTGCTGAGGTTGTTAAAACATAAGTTCCTGATGTCCACTCTGTGATTCCCGGCCCATATCCATTATTATCTGTTGTTGCAGGATAAAAAACAACAATTCCCCGACCTTCAGCTATATCGTAATAACTATAAGTTACTGTATTTCCCCCTGATGGAGGAATCACTTTAGACATTCTTGTAGGTAATACCATTATTTACTATCCTCCGGTTTTTTATATGCTTTGAGGATTTTTACACAATATAGAAAAGCATCATATAAGACATTAATTCTCGATTCTGCCTCAACTCTTCCAATTCCCGCCATATTATAATTAATAAGTTTTATTCCGCCATAAGCTGAGGCAGCATTTGCTAAAGTCAGTTTAGCATAAGAACTTTCAGAAGGATAATTTGTAATCCAGTCATATCTTGTTGCCATGCAAATAGTTCCTTCTGCATCATTGCTGTATTGTGAAAGCACAGCGTAAGAAGCTGCAGCTATAGAATTAACATTATCTCCTGCTGCAGTAACTATTGCCTCGCTTGAACAAAATGTGAAACTCATTTTAATTTATCTGATAAACGTTTAATTTGAAAAGAAAGATTTTGAAGAGTATAAATAAAAGCTGCCTGATGGTCATCTATGATTTTAAAAACTCTTTTTATTTCTTCAAGTTTCTTGTTAACCTGTTCCTCATTCATTAATTAATCTTGTATTTACTAATATACGTAAAGTTTTAAACTTTTGTCTTTGATGCACCATGCCGCTCTGATTAAAGATTCGGCACAATGGTCATAACGGCCTGTAATTCTCAAATTTCCCATATCAGTATATTCCAGTTGTATTGATCTTAGAGACTGAATTAACTCAGGGTCATCTAAAAGGGTAATTATTTTCTGCTCCATCAGAACAATCAAATTATTATACAAATCATTCTTTAAAAGAGAAGTTTGTTTAGGGTCTTTTTCTTTAACTTTATTTGATGTCTTTACAAGTTTAGAATCTTCTATAGGTCTTGTAGCATTATCTATTGAAACTACATGTCTTTTTGTTTCTGGATGTTCTAGAAGTATATCAAAAACTCCTACTCCCATACCTCCAGTATCAATATAAATCTTAGCAAATCTCCACTTTCTGTTAAGATGTATTATTTCTCTCGCTGTCTCAGTAATCATATTATTCACAGCTATAATATTCTGTTTTTGAATTAGTTTGTTGTCTGGTGTTTTTTCAACTATAGAAAACACTGTCTCATCACCACCAGACCTCGCAACATCAACACCCAAATAATACTTGCACTCTTCCCTTCTAATTTCACTAGCTCTTTTAATACATCTGTCTTTTAAAAGTTCATCAGTAAAAAGACGCATAAGGTCATCTACAAATAAACCCAAATATTCCTGACCATATTGTAATTTTGTTTTTCGTCTCTTTTCTTGTTCAAGAAAATCAAGAGCAGCTTTTTGTTGTGCTTCACTCCATGATAAACATATCTCTCTTTCCTTTATTACCTTCTCAGATATTATATGAAATTTATGAAATGATTCGTCTTTTTCCCATGTCTCCCAAAAATAACCTTGCTTCCCCCAAGGAGTGCTAAGCATAATAATACTTCCTGCAGTAGTTAGTAACATTGGAGTTACAGCAGTCCATACCTCATCAGGAATTCTTGATGCTTCATCTGCATAAAGTCGATGTATAGTATATCCCCTTATTCCTGAACCTGATGTCCCTGAAGGGAGACAAAGAATTCTAGTTCCACTTTTTAAAACACATTTAGTTTTTGTAAGATTTGTATTTAATGGAGATTTTATAATTGACTTATTTCTCTTGCTCAAAATATAGTTAATCGTTTTATCGAATAACTCATAGGCCTGTCTCTCTGTAGGAGCAATCATTAATATGGTTTTGTTATTGTGTGTGAGCGCGTAGTCACCTGCATCCTTTGCGCATATTGTAGATTTCCCTACTTGTCTTCCAGTGCATAATATTTTATTACCCTTAACTTTTAGAAATTCTTTCTGCCATGGGTCCCAATGTATATTTTGTAAAGTCATTAAATTTTAACTCCTTAAGCTCTCTAGAGTCAAATTATTTTCCATTATT